ATTTTTTAAAAGAAATTATATCTTTTATTAAAAGAGTAAGTGATTGGGATTTATCTCATAGAGATTGGGATAAAGAATGGGAATTTATTTCTAAGGACGACCTACCATAATGGCACATAAAAAAAGACACATAGGTTCAGCATATGAAGATGCTACTACTTATGGTATGCCTAGAAGAGAAGCTATATCAAGAGGTAAACAACATTTATATCTTATAGATAAAGCTGTTGCTAGTAGAGATAAAGCTAAAAAAAATTTAGATGCTAAAAATTATATTAAAGAAAGTCAAAGAGTTAAAAAACTTTTAAAATCAGGTAATAAAATTGGTCGTAAAATTCAAAAAACACACCCAAAACCTTATGGTTCTCAAAAAGGTTACAATTAATAATGACAAATGGAAATGACTATACACAAAAGGAATTATTAAATATGGTTATTGAACGCCTCAATGACATTGACAAAAAACTAGATGCAAAACTAGACAAATCAGAGTTTTATAAAGTATTAGGATTATTAGTAGCAGTAGGTGGTGTTATTGTCGCTGCATTAATGTAGGAGAACAATGAACATAAAGGTAAACCCTTCACAAATTTTACAAGGTGGACTAGCTGCATTAGTAGGTTGGTTATTTAAAACAGTAAACGAACTACAACAAATGGCAGTTGAATATCATATTAGATTAGATAATTTAGAACACGCTGTATCAAATGCAGCACTTAGAGAAAAAGAACTTGTAGCACAGCTAACAGAATTACTTATTAAAATGGGTGGCTCGTGAAACTTATCAAAGATAATGTAGAAGATTGGGCTAAACCTTTTGTTGCTTGTGTATTAGGTATGACATCAGGTATAGATTTATCTCCTGGACATTTTTTTATTGCTAGTAAAACAGCTACTATCGCATTAGTATTAAGTATAATTATTAAGAAAGTAAAACAATAATGTGTAAAATATGTTTAGTAGAAGCTAACAGAGAAGGAACTATAATTCAAATATGTAATTGCAAACATGGTGAAATTAATTGTGTTTGTAAGAAAGGTGGAAACAATGAAGATACAATTAATTAGAACTCAATTTGGAACAGACGCAACAAACGGTTTATTATTTATAGACGGTCAATTTGAATGTTATACATTAGAGGACCAATATCAAGCAGTTAAAGTTATGCACGAAACTTGTATACCTGAAGGTACATACAAAGTAATATTTAGAAAAGTTGGTGGCTTTCATGAACGTTACTCAAAGCGTTACCAAAATGCCCACTATGGAATGTTATGGTTACAAGATGTACCTGAGTTTGAATATATCCTTATACATGGTGGAAACACAGATGACAATACAAGTGGTTGTATAATTGTTGGAGATACTCAACAAGATTTAGATGTAAATGAAAATGGTTTTATCGGAGCTAGTCAACAAGCATATCAAAAAATGTACAAGAAAATTTCAAGTGAATTACTTAATGGTAAAGAAGTTATTATTGAAATATCTAAGATTAACTTGTCAAATAGTGTACAAGAAAACAACAATACATCTGTAAATTTAAATGACTTAAAAGACTACATAGAAGAAAAAATGTCAGATATTAATGGTAATCTCATAAAAATTAATGCTAAAATAGGTGGGAGGATTATTACATAATGGCTAAGAAAAAATATAAAGTATCAAGTAAACCTAGAGTAGCAGCTATGAATGAATACATTTATACTGATTTGCAAAAAACTTTAGCTAAAGAATTCAAAGTTAATAGACCTTATAAACCTGGAAAAATTAAAAGGGCACAACAAGCAGCTAGAACAGGATTAAAAACATATCAAGCCTCAAGTGCTGAAATGGCACGTGCAAAATACAAAGGACCTAAATTTTCTAAGCTACCTAGTGCATCTAATAAAGCACTTCCAAATGTAACTCCAAAAGGTTTTGATGCTAGAGCTATAACTAAAGCACAAAAACAAGCAGGTGTTGGTATTGGAAATATTATGAATACTACAAGTGTAAGTAAAGCTAAGTTTGGTATTAAAGGTCCAACTAAAATAGTTAAAGGTATTAAGAAAAGTAGTGGTGATTGGTTAGGTTATGCACAAGCTACATTTGAAAGTACTACTGAAAGTAAGTTACCTGTTGCAAAACAAAAAATTAAATCAGCAATTAAAAAAGAAGCAGCTTACAAAGCAGGTACATATTCTCCTTTAAATAAAAAAGTAATACAAGCAGCATCTAAACCTTTAAATAAATCAGCTAAAGCAGCATTGGTAGCAAGAGGTGCAAAGGTTGCAGCTAAAGGTGTAACACGTTTAATACCTGGTGTAGGTACTGCATTGTTAGCTAAAGATGTTTATGATGTTACTAAATGGGCTATGAAACAACCTAAAAGAGATGTACAAGATTATAAACTTTATGGTGTATCTACTAAAAAAAGAAAAAGAAAAAAATAATGTTTGATAGGTTTCGTAGAGCAAGAAACCAAGATGGTACGTTCAAGAAGGACGTTAAGTGGACACCTTGGAATGAAGCATGGGAGTATAAATTGAGTAAAGAATATAAAGTAGTTTTGGAAAAAACTATATGGACTTTTGTTGAAGCATTTATTTCTGCACTTACTATTGCACCATTAGTTGGAGTTGATGCAGAAGCAATACAACTCGCAGCAATATCAGGTGGAGCAGCAGCTTTAGTTGTTATTAAAGAGTTTGCTAAAAAACAACTTGGTAATGGTAGCGTACAGAATGTTAGTAAGTAATCGTGGCTAAGAAAAAAAATAGTAACGTAGGTATTACAAAACGTGAAGCTACAGCTAGGGCTAAACAACAGATGAAGTTGTACAAGAAAGCTCTTAAACGTTCAGATGATTTAGCTCTTGCAAATGAACCACATATGTCTTTGAAACAAGCGTACAAAGCACGTAAACGTGCAAACATGTATCAATCACTTAAAGAAAAAGGATATTAATATGCCTGTATATAAAACTGGTAAGAAAAAATCTTATAAACCTAAAAGAAAAAAAGTTATAAAGAAGTAATAATGTCAGTCGTTTATCGTGGAGAACGTTTTTCAGGTTACAATAAACCAAAAAGAACTCCTGGACACAAGACTAAATCTCACGCAGTCTTAGCGAAAAAAGGGGATAAGGTTAAGTTAGTTCGTTTTGGACAACAAGGTGTTAAAGGTGCAGGAAAAAATCCTACATCTAAAAAGGATAAAGCACGTAAGAAGTCTTATTATGCTAGACATAATGCACAAGACCCAAATCCTGATAAGTTTTCAGCACGTTATTGGTCACATAAAGTAAAGTGGTAACATGCCTTTTAAGAAAAAAGGTAAATACTATTACTCACCTAGTGGTAAAAAGATGACATTAAAACAAGTACGTGCATATTATGCGAGAAAAAGAAATGGCTAAAAGTAAACCTGCACGTAAACCTATTAATGAAACTACTAAGAAAACTTTACAGAACAAAGCTAAAAATTCTAAATATACTTATGGACAGTTGGCACAAGTCTACAGACGTGGACAAGGTGCTTATTTATCTAGTGGTAGTAAGTCTGCTAGTATGTCTGCTTGGGCTATGGGTAGAGTGAATAGTTTTATAAGAGGTGGTCATTCACAAGATAACGATATAAAGCGAGGTTCACGTGGCAAAAAGAAAGGTTAAATATGAAAAGGGAGTTCCTGCAAAATATCTTAAAAACAAAAAGAATAGTAAGTCGTCAGTTGCAAAAGAAATTAAACGTACTTCTCAAGCGTATAAAGAGGGGAAGTATATTGACCTTAAAGCTGTTCAAAGAAGCCGTGCTGTTAAGAAGTCTAACAAGAGCAATAGTAAGACACGAGCAAAGTAAAGTTAAGTAGTTCTTTCTCTTTTTAAATAACCCATAAGTAAATCTCTATAAGCACGTTTAGTACCGTTGCTTCTTCTACCGTCATATATGTCATGATGATATTTACAGAGGATAGCTACATTATTAAGGTCGTATTTACTTTGTTTATCTCTACCACCCATACCTATTCCTAATATGTGTGCTAGTTCTAACCAATTTTTGTCTGTACAATATGCCCACTCACAGGCGTAATTAGCCCTTTTAAGAGCTAGTTCTCTAATTTGTGATAAGTTATCCATTAAATTAAATCTCCTACATCATAGAGCGTATATGATACTGTTAGTTCTTCTTCAGGCATTATATCCTTAATGGTTTCTAATACTTTCATTTCAGTACCAATATACTTGTATCTGCAATTAGGTATGTCACTATGATTAAGAAACCCACCTAGTGGTGTTCTAATCCACCCATGTTTAAACTTATCATGAGCAACGTGAGTAATACCTAAAGCAGTACCTTTTTCTATTATATCTTGTGCGAATATACCAAAACCTTCTATTGGACTTTCAGCTAAATAAAGATTAGAGGGTAAAGGTCTATACTTCTCAGGTTCTACGTAAGCACTCATACTAGATTTGCTTGTTTAAACCACGGGTTATTGTTACGTTGACTATCATATCTAGCTAATATGCTATTCATTAATCCCGTAAGTTTTTCTAAGTCGTTTAGTTTATACTCGTATTCTATAATGACATCAAACTTTGTATCTTTACCATTATCTTTCCATATTTCTATAAGATGTTCTAGTTTGTTTCTTTCACTAGAGAACGCAAAGTATCTATTGTTGTCGTCATAGTATTGTAATAAATATATTTTGAACATAAATTCCTTTCATTGTCTGATTTCTTTGTTGCAAAATTCACATAAAATAGCAGACCATTTCATGTGATACAAGTCTAAACCTTTACTGCAATGTGGACATGTAACTTTATGTACCATATTCCAATCGTCATAGAATTGTATTTCTATTTTTTTTGCACACATTATTCACCTGAATGTTGTGGGTCTATACTATCAAACCATATAGTTCTACCACATTGTTCACACCATAACTTGTCATCACTTGCACCGTCATGGTCATAATATGTTACTAATGTTGCTAGTGAGTGTTCATGACTTTGAGGCATAATTTACTCCTAACATAATTGATACAAGTACAAGTATTACTATTTGTAATTCTACGTTCATATCGCTTCTCCTATCTCTTGTATTGGTACGAGTACACCTTTAGATAAGTTGTCATCACCACCAATAGTTCTATTTTTCCAATGTTTACGAGCTAGTGCTTTCATGCGTTCAATGGGTACAATGTAAACCATAACAATAGTTTCATCTTCACGTACTAACATCAAAGCCCAAAACTCTGCTTCTGTTACAGATATGCCACTAGGTTTACCACGACATTCATACTCTACGAAATGATTGCCTGTAGTTTCCCATATGTGGCGTTCTGATTTTACTTCTATACGTTTACCCTCAAAAAACTCTTTGAGAGTTTCTTCCATTTGAATACCTTTACTAAGGTCTATATCAAATTTATTTGTATAGTCTTTATTCTTCTTCTGCATTTGCGTCACGTGATTTAATCGTTTCGTCAAATGAGATTACAAACTCGTCTAATAAGCTATTCAATTTTTTCATATCTAGTGGTTTGACTATTAAAGTTTTTTCAACTGTTTGCCCACCACAAGCGTTTGCTAATTGTATAGCCCACTTCTTGAGTTGTTTTGGTTCTGAGAAAATACTCATTCCAACACCTTTCACTTGATGACCAATGATGCCAACCGTCATTGTAAACTAACCAACTAGCTACTGCTGTTGACACTATTGGGTTTGTTCTTTTACTTGTTATTTTGAGCTTAGGTTTTAACCAAGCCCATGTATTGTCATTGAATTGCCACAGTCCTATGTCACGAGTACTGTCAACGTTTTGTCCAATAGCTTTAGGATTACCTGAACTTTCACAATATATTATCAACATAGCTTGTAATATATCTTCAGTTTCAAAGTGTTCTTCTACTATTGGATACCATTCAATAACATGTTCTACTTTTTCTTGTGCGTCAGAACAAAGAATATAATTAGTAACTTCTACAGGTGTAAGTGGTGATGTTACTGCACAAGCAATAATTAATTCAATCATTCTTCTTCTTGTTTAGATTTTCTATATTTAAAACCTTGAACGTGCATGGAATAAGCAGTACAAAACTCATCTAAATCTTTTATATTGAAACAGACAAGACCCTCGCTTGTGCCGTCAGGCTTTGCAACAAACACAAACGGTCTATCGTCATTAGGTAAGTTGGTATCATTCTGCTCTTTAGCTTTCAGATACCTATTCCATAATGTCTGTACTTGCTTACCTGCTTTGACTTCAACACGAATGAAAGCGTCTTTCCAACCTTCTTCGTGTACACGTAGGTGGTGTAACTTTGGCTCAGGCATTTGTAACTGTCTTAATGCTTCTAGTTGCTTACGTCTACCTTTGCGTTTGTTACGTGACCCCTGACGTTTGTAGTCAATTTTTTTAGCTGTCAAATCCCCATTCCTTTGGTAAGTCTGAAGAATTTAACCACCATGATTTACGCCATTTACCTGTATGTGCTGAACATTCCTGTGGGTCACGTCCTGAACATACAAAATCAGGGCTTCTATCGGATTTTTTATCAAACCTATTGTCATAAACTTTACCTTTACAGAAAGGACAAGTTAAGTCATTTCGGATTGATTGATTATTTTCTGCCATATTTATGACACCTCCTAATACGCCACTAACTCTAGTAATCAAATCATCTTCATCATCTACTGCATGTGCTGTAGACGACAAACCTAACTTTAGTTTACCTAAGTAAGCGTCAATTTGTTTATCACTCCACATAGATTTATTAGGGAAACGCTTTACCTTTGCATAATTATCTGCTAAGTCTAAAGCGAATACTGCTGTCTTTTCGTTAACCCCCTCTAACATCTGTTCAACGGTGTGATTGATAAATTTTACTTTATCATCAGTAGGTTGAGAGGGTTCACTAAAAGGTGCTTCTTCCTCACCTATCTCATCTAGTGGTCTAGCTACAGGTTCAGGTAGCTTATTTTCTTTTCTACGCATATCTACTTTTGTGACAATAACGTTATCAACATCAGGGTCACTAAAAGAAGCAAGTGCTGTGTGTTCTTCTTCTGTTACATCAGAACCAGACCACAGTTCAACTCCCAAACCGAACCTCATACAAGCTCTTTTGAAAGCGTCACTCTCTGCGTCTTTAAGATTTGTTCCGTCATTGAACTTGGTATTGTCTAACTTGAATGTATCAACATCACCAAATCCGTCATAACTTCCCATATCTTCAATAGTTATTGTGCCTTTAGCACCAACTATTCTGTTCTCTCCCTTGTGCATACCATATACAGGTTCACAAGACCAAGAGTATTTCACACCACTATCACGTAATCTTTCTACATAATTAGCGTGTGGTACATAATCCCCAAACTTTCCTGCAGGTGCTTTTCTTACAAGCTCCTTTGGAAAAGGGGATAGCAATTTAATTGGCTTATCTGCCATAGATTTTCCTTTCTTAATTATTTTTAATGTCTTTCATTCTGAAAGACTTAAAAATTAATTATTATTTTTGTTTGTCTAAACGTAAAACACCACGTTGTAGTTTCTCAAAGTGAATTTCTCCACTTTCAGCTTTGAATATGAGTATAGGTTGGTCACCTGTGTACTCTATTCCTATCAACTCATGTGATGGTTTCACATCTTTGACATTTATGTTTGCCATATACTATCCATTATAGTTATACATCTTTAAGATTTACAAGGTATTCAGCAGTAACTCCGTGATTTGGCTTACAAAAAAGTAAGTATTGACACGGTACTCCCATACTTGCTAACTGTTCTAGTGCATAAGTGTTATAACTTTCAGTACTTCCATTAATCCATAACCTTACATCATTAATGTATTGTGTATTGGGTGTATGAAAATGACCTGCAATAGCATAATTAAAGTCAGGCATTAGTCCATTACTAGCTAATGTTTTCCAACCCATAATTTTTTTGCCAAATCCATACCATGGAAATCCACCGAAACCACGAACATTATCGCCATGCCATAGGAAGAACTTACATTTTTCTCCCATATCAGCAATATCAAACCAATGATTATCGCCTTTAGTGTCAGGTATTGTGAATGAAATACGACTTTCTTTTTCGTATATCATGTCCATAATTTTACCTAACATACGGTCAGCATTACTATCAGGGTGATAGTTTTTACGTGACCTACCACCTAAATGACCATGATTACCTATAACCCAATGAACTTCTACTTCATTAAAGTTTGCAAGTAATATGTCAAAGAATTGTGTCAATATTCTTGGTGCGTCTACTGTCACTTGACTGTACAGAGAAGCGTCTATTAGATGTTCTTGCCCAGGAAAGATTAACTCTCCCTCAACAATATCACCTACAGCAAATACTGCACACTTCGTAATGTTTGTTGCATGACGTTGAATGTTTGTTAGTTCAACGATTTTTTCTGCGTATCGTACAACACGTTTCTCAGCTATTTCCGTATTATATGTTGGTGTAACCTTAGCAAGTTGTACGTCTGACAATACTGCACAAGCAATTTCTTCACCTTTAGCTTTTTTTACAGGAAGTTTTGGTTTAGGTATATTGCCTGAACGATATGTCGTAATGCTTGTTTTAACTGCGTCATATACAGCGTCTACAAGCGATTGTGTTTTATTTTTAGATTGCTCTAATTGTTTTAGTAGCTTTATATTAGTTTGTTCTAGCTCAAGTATTCTATTACTTTCAGCTTCAGCTAATAATCTAGCTATTTTTTTATCTACCATTTGAAAGACCTCGTAAGTATCTTCGCATAGCACTATCTGAAATCTCAATACCAAACTCACGGTCAAGTATTTTAATTACTCTATAAGGCTTTACGTCATTACCATTTTGTACACGCTCTTTAATAGCGTTCCAAAAAGGCATAGCTTCTTTAGTAATTTTTCGTTCAACGAAATTACCTACTTCGCCATGCTCGGCTTCCTCTAGTAATTTATCTATATCTACCATAAGATAATTGTAACATAAATGTAAGACAAATCTAGGTAAATATAGATAAACGTAAATAAGGTGTTCATGAAGGGAACAAACTTTGCAAGAGTTTAATAATGAAGTACTTACAAAGAAAACAACCCGTCTGCAGTTCTCCTACAGCTCTATTCCTCACTTACTCATTATGTATTACATGCGAAAGGTAACATGTTTCAGTTGTCTGATAACATAACTGTTCTTATTGTAATACATTAAGCTGTTTAGCGAATTGTTTTACCTCTTTTATATCTGCAAGACGCATGATATTATATTTTTTCACAACGTCTATACATTGTCTAAGTGCTTCTTTAGATGTACCATTCGCAGCAACTACTTGCATGTCTGATACCCATATACGTTTTGGTTCTTGTTTACCAAGCCATTCAAGTGCAGGTAAGTCAACTACGTTTCCAAACCCACTATGCTTGTACAAATAATCATCACTAACTCTACGTCCATTTCTAGCAATGATACGTAATACACCACCAGAACCATGTCCATTGTACATAGCTATTGTAACTGCAGGAACTTCACTCATTACATCAAGTATATCTTGCCCGTCAAAGTTCATTGACCCTGAAGCGTCTATGAGAACAGTACCACCATATATTTTCTGCTTACGTGAAAATACTTTCTTATCAACGCAATAACGTTGCAGATTATTAGGTGTTTGTCCATAGTTTTTAGGTACATTAGTGTAACCTTGACGTAACTTATTTGATAAGTTAATTGTACAAGACGGAGTATGAATTTCCATTTTACCCCAATGTGGTGCATCAGATTTTTCTTGATACCTCAATGTCATTTTTCTTTCATCAGATTTGTTACGTCTATGTAATTCTTTAATAGACATTGCTTTATCTAAACCTGCTTCTTCATACGCTTCTTCTTGACTTAGTTCATCATCATCTTCAAGAACTTCTTTGAGTTTGGATTGTTGTTCTGCTGATAACAAAACTTCATCTTCTTCAGGTCGTTCATTGTAAATAGCAAGAATGTTAGACAATTCTTCTGCATATTTTTTCACTTTTTGAAATGAAATCTTACTTGCATAAGCATTTGTCTTTGTACTTACAGTAACTATTGCGTTATGAAAGTACCTTGTTTGCTCTATGACAAACTCTAAGTCTTTTATACGTGAGCTAGTCAAAGTATTACTATCAATGAAATCTTCTATAGCTTCTAACGTAGCTTCTAGTTCATAAGATAGTTTATTTTTAGCATGTTCTCTGTAATTTTTACGATAAGCATTACCATTGAAATAGTATAATCCTAAATTACGAAAGAATGCACCTGCTAAACACCACTTCAAAAGTTCTGAAACACTAGCTTTTTCTACAAGCAATCGTGTGTTTGCTTTAACTTCATCTAGGCATTTATGTGGTGCGTTCATAGGTATTTCATATTTTGTGAGTAAATGGTTTACTCTTATTTCTTCAAGTAGATGTACAGCTTCTTCTATAACACCTTTCTTGAGTTTACCCATAGACTTTGGTGACCACTTAACATGTGCTAACTCATGTCTACGTATTACTCTGCCATGTTGTTCACCACATTTGTGACAATCATCATCAAGAGGTACGTACATTTTCTTATTTGTTACGTCAGTACGTGGTCTGTCATTTTCTTCAAAGACTTCCCAATCTAACTCACCTGTAACAATTTCAGGAAATGGTCTGTGTTTCATGATTTTCTCTCTTTCTTATAGAACTTGACAACAAACTCATCTTTGTTTTCGCTAACAAATTCCCAATCTGTATGTCCATACATACTTTGTAAAGCTTCATCAAGTACTTTTGTATTTACAAACTCTATCATTATTCTTTTACGTCAGATAGTTTTATAGCGTCAAGCAATTCTTCGCTTCTGTCACCAAAGACAAGTTGTCCTGCAATATCCATATCAAGACCTTGCTCATCAGTAAGTCTGAAAAATTCTTCCCATTTACGAACTGATATTCTTTCATACTCATCATTGGTTGTAGCTGTATCATTGATAACCTTACGCCAACTCTCAGGGAATTGTTCCAATGCTTTAGGATTAATGCTATCAACATTTATAGCTACAGGAAATCTATCTTTAACTGCTTGTGGCAAGCTCTCAGGGTCTGCGTTACTTGTAGCAACTACCTGAAATCCCTCTGCAGGATATACAGTTTCCTTTTCTCTATTGTTCAATGTGATACCTGCAATAGACTTGTCATCAAGTATTGCATGTAAGAAAGTCATAGCGTCAGGTGAAGCGTGGTCTATCTCATTGATAACCAATCTACCACCATTACGCCATGCTTGAATAGCAATGCCGTCATGCCATACAAACTGTTGGTTGTCACCTATTTGGTAGAAACCCATTAAGTCTGCACTTGAACTTTCTTCTGTCATGGTAATTTGAAATACGTTTGGCTCTCCATTGATATTCAATGGTGTATTTTCTTTTACAGCAATGTGTGTCTTACCTGTACCTGGAGGTCCATATAAGAGAACTCTGCTTGATTTACCTACTACGAGTTGGGCTAAATCCCAACATGTTTGTTTTTTACTCATTTGTATTATCCTTTCGGTACGAACCTGCAATACAAGTCCACACCCATTGTTTCATTTTTTCTTTGTTTGCACTCAAAAGAACCTTTATCTTTTAAGTGTGAAATGTTCTTTTGTGTCATGCGTTGTATATTTTGCACAACACCACTAGACCATTTCTCTTGTGTAGCTACTACGTACCACGTGTTTGGATTGTTTAACAACACTTTAACTTTGTCTTGTGACAAAATTTTAGGTTGTCGTCCACCACGTTGCGTAGTGCTTGGTGGTTCTTTACGAACCATGCCGTCAGGTAACATACGTATCACCTTTCCTTTCATGTAGACAGCTTGTGACACACACAGTTTCAATCAACATACAATTTTTTACTTATGAAACAAATTAAGCATGTATCACAAGCTATCTACTATAACTTTAACGTGTTATATAAAACCCACGTGAATTAGGTTTATAGATAGCTTATTTTTTTACTTTAGTGCTAACTTATGTAAGCGAGTGAAACAGGAATTAGTTATTAACTTTGTTTATATCACTTTTTCGCCTAAGCGTTCCTACCTTTAACTTACATAGATAGCTTGTAACACACAAACTTCGTGTATGCCTTGGTTCGTTATCATACTTTGAGTACTCTAAGCGATTGGTTTATGTGCTACAAGCTACCTACTTACACTAGGCTAATCAAGGAAACCCCGTGTTTATTTCAGTAGCTCTCTATAAACGAAAGACTATTTGTAAGGACAAATATCTCTCTTGCTATATATAGCTTAGTGCCTACCACAGTACATACGTACTAACAAAAGGGCAATTTGGTAAGTGATAGACACTAAGCTATGCACACACCCCCGTATATCTAGTATACGGATATGGAGAGTGTATGCAATAGCTTACCTGTTGGGCATTATGCGTTGCTTATAAACTTTTTCATTGATAACAACGTTATCTCTGTCTGCAAATACTCGTTGTGTTGGTTTGTTTACATCACCATATGTGATAGTTGTTTTACCAAATGCACGAGATACTGCAATAACAGGAACGCTTTTATGCCCGATAGTTATTAACTCGTCTTTTTCATCAACATCTTTTGCGTATCTTGATACGCCAAATGGACAACTCATAACAAATCCTCTCTATTCAATATATTTAATCCCCTTAATAAATTAAGGGGTTAAATATTATTGGTTATTCATCATGGACATGAACTCTTTGCTCAATCCCTCGTTTAAATGTTTTTTCATGTGATAGTAGTTTAATAATCCGTCAATTATTATGCCTACTAATACACCGAACATAAAGGTTATAATTAATCCTTGTACACTAAACATTATTCCTCCTCTTTAGAAGGTAGCAAATCGTTTAATAATGTAATTCTTGCGTAGTGCCAAATTGCATTATCTATTTCGCTAAAATCCCATTTTCTTACAGCATCAAGAAATTCTTGTGCGTCCATATTGACAAGATTTAATTCAATATCTTTAGAATTATCATACTGAAAGAAACCCTTATCAATATAACCTTGCAAGTTTGCTATTTCTTTATCTATAAGTTTTCTAATTTGTTCTTCCATTATTCCACCTCTTGTTTCTTGCGTAATTCTTCAATTACAGGTAGGTAATCATACTCAGATAATTCTATATCCCATGTGTATATGTCTACGAAATATGTACCTCTATCATCTGCAATGATAGGCATATCATTAGCAGTTGGTAGTTTATCTTTGAAGTCATCAGCATTCCAATTATATACGCAAGGTTGCATACCATTTTTGATAAAGCTAGTAAGCAAATTAGGAAATACACGTTCAACTTCTACACGCATACTTACTTGAAATGATGTATCGCTAGTATCATTTTCATACATTCTTTGTACTTCTTGTATTACTTCTTCAACATT